ATTCACCACCTCAAGAATGGCATTCCCTCGAGATGTTGATGTGCAAGCGCTGCCAACCAGCTCCCACAGATTGCTCATCCGCAGCGGCACATCATCGAACCCGCCTTTCGGCGCCACCGGCTTGTCCTCATCCACAAACGTGATCGAGTCATCAGCCATGGCACACCCCCATCTGGTAACTGCGCGCATCCGCCTTGCGCATGCGCCCACCGGCCACCGCCTGCAGCTAGGCCGTGTGCTCCTGGCGGCTCATCTGGGTGTAGATCCCGGTCGACGCAATGGACGCATGCCCCAGCGCCAACTGCGCCACCTTCAGCGGGTTGTTCCCCCGGCTGCGGCGGATGATGTTCACCCCCCGGGTGTGGCGCAGCCAGTGCGGGCTCACACCCTCGGGCAGTCCTGCCAGATAGGCCCAGTGCTTCATGCGGGCCTGAAAACTGCGCACACTCATGTGCTCGGCCAGCACCTTGCCCTTCACCACACCACACCGCCCCCACAGTAGGGGTGGGGTCAGCTCGGGCGGCAGCTCCAGAAAGGCCGGGCGCAGCTCATCGTGCAGCGCCACCAGCGCCTGCAGCGCCTGACGCACCGGCTCGGTCACCAGATACTCCTGCCCTTCGCGCTGCCCCTTGCGCTGGTCCTTGCGCACCACCAACCAGCCGGTAGCCAGCGCCCGGGTGGCCTGGTCCAGGCTCAACGTGGCCAGCTCGTTGATGCGCATGCCGGTTTCAATCAGCAGCCGCACCCAGTTGTAGTCCCGCTGGGCCAGCACCCCAGCCTGGCTTTTCAGCACCTTCAGCAGTCGGCGCTGTTCCTCGTCCGTCAAATACCGTTTCAACATTGCCATGGTCGTGTCCTTTTTTGTTGTCAACCCCATCCAATGCCAGCCCCAGCCCACTCAGCACCAAAGCCAGCCCCACCACACTCAGCCAGCGCACGATCTGTGTCATGCCCTGCGCCCCGTGTTCCTAAGCCCTGACGCCACCAGCTTCTGGGCGCACAAACGCAATGACTTGCCCGTTACCGGGTCGGCCAGCGCCTTGTCCAGGTCTCTGTACTTGCGCCGCACCGTGGGTGAGCGCATGAACAGCACCTCGGCCTGGGCCAGCACGGCCGCCTCGTCCACCGGCAGCGGCAACAGCGCTTGTTTCTGGTTTGTCAGCACAGCTCTCTCCTTCAGCCTTCAAGGCCTCAAAAATCGCCTCACCAAACAGCGCGCAGATCGAGCGCGCTGCCACCCTGGTGTCCACACACCGGCCAGCCTGCAGCTGGCTATGCACCACGGCCCGCTCATTCATCAACCAGCCCCTCCAGCCGCGCCACCAGCGTCATCAGCGTGGCCACCACGTCATAGGCCTCAGAGCGGATGTGCACAAAGTCATCAGCGGTAAAAGTGCGCCGCTGCAGTGCCTGGCGCACCGCCGCGCAAAACTCACCACCCTCGGCGCCGTAGTCGGTAAACAGCTCCAGCAGCGCGTCATCAGACTGGCTGGCGAACTTGCCCGCGTCAAAGCAGGCACGGCCAAACATCTCGTTCAGCGCATCCAGTACCTGAAAGTCCTGGCTGGCCTGGGTGGCGGTGATCACATCGCGCAGCGTGGGCTGGTGGTGTGTGTCCTCGTCGGCGTCTGCCTTGTTGTAGAGAGTGCCCAGCTTGCAGCCCATCAGCGGGGCCAGGTCTTCGGGGCCATACGTGTAGACCAGCTTGCGGAACGCTTCAAACGGATTGCGGGCCGGGCCCTTGGGTACGCGTTTCAGGTTCATGGTGTTGCTTTCTGGGGGTTTGTCACTTGCGTGCAGCGGGCACCTGCTGGACGATCACGCCATGCTCATCAATCGACTGGTTTTCAACACTGGCACTCACGCGGCCACCTTTTCAGCTTTTGCGCAGGTGGTCTTCATGCTGGCTTCAAGCCGCAAGCAAACCTCGGCGGTACGGCTCCGGCGCTGTTCCTTGGCCGCCGCATCGACCTTTTTCAGCAAAGGGGCGGGCAGTCTGATCAGCACAGCCTTGGGCTCGACTTTGGCAACTGGTTTCTTCATTTTTTCCGTCCTAAAAATCACAGCGATATATAACTATATCACCAAGATAGGTAGCCATCAATGAGAAAACCAGATAATTCGCAGAATTTTTTAAATGAGTCGATGGAACAAGAACAAACACAATTGCTGCTGCGGCTCCCCGCAAAGCTCAAGGCTGATCTCCAGCAGGAAGCAGACCGCCAAGGCCGAAAGCTCACCCAAGAGATCAACATCCGCCTGCGTGTTTCTCTTGGTGCCAGTGGCCCAACTCTGCAAGCTCATTTGGCACGAGAGGCCTTCGGCAGCACAGACGCCGCCGCGCCAGGCATTGCACCCAGCACCACCGGCCCCAAAGGGCAAGGTGTTCAGCTCTCAGATCACGACATGGAAATGCTGCGCATCTTCCACGCCATGCCTGTAGAGAAACAGCTGGCCCTGCTGTCCCTCTTCAAATAGCGAGTCTCCCCCAATCGCGTTATGAGCGAGTCCACCAGCGCCTTCATGGCCAACCACGCCGACCTGCATTGCCAAGACTGCCAGCACTGGGGCGACTGGGCGCCCATCAAGGTGGGTAAAAAGATCGACTACACCGTGCACGGCCTGTGCAACAACCCCAAACACTGCCGCGTCATTGCGGACCCGGCGCGGGGCTGCTCGATGTGGCTGGCGGTGGCCCCGGCCTCGTGTGCTGCTGGCCAGACACTTCCTCACTCAACTCCACCCACCTGACCAGGGCATCACCCTCTACCACCGCGCCCCTGAAGGTGAGCGCCAGGCCCGTCTTGCGGTGCCCCACCGGGGGCTTAAAGCTGCTCAGCTGCAGCTGCCCGGTTACCGGGTCCATCTCACCCAGCAGAAAGTGAACCACCCCCCAGGCGATGCGGCTCCAGCGTATGCACAGATACCGCTTGCCCAGCCTGATCACCAGGTAGCGGCACTGATCCTGCCGCCCCTGGGCAATCCAGCGCGGAATGGCCCACAGCAGGCAGTTGCTTTTACCGCCCATCACTTGGCCCGGGTTGCGCCCTTGAAGGTATCAATGCCCTTGCCAATCTGGCGCAGCCCCGCATAGGCCCATGGCAGGGCCAGCAGCGCCATCAACACATCCAGGCTCGGCGCGTCCTTGGCAAACACATACACCAGTGCCGCCGCCAGGCTCAGCCAGCTTTGGGCCGGGCGCGTGCGCCGCACAAACGGGTCTTCAGCCGCATCACCGGCGCGAATCGTCTCTTGTGTCTCGGCCTGCTCGGCCTGGGCATCTTCCAGCCGCTGCTGCTCCATCAGGCGAATGTGCTCGCGGATGCTGGCCTCATCCTGCACCGCCAGCTCACGCAGGCGCAACACAGTGGCCGGGTCCGTTTGCAGTGCCTGCAGCGCAGCGGCCGGGTCGGTGGTGCCAGTGGCGCCAGACACCAACGAGATGCCCGCAGCCACCGCGCCCGGCACATTACCCGTCAACAACGACCCCACCAGCGCCGCGCCGGTGCCTGCATTGCTCTTGAGCCAATCTCCAACGTCTGACCAGTTCATGATTCACCTCCTTAAATTGAGTCTGTCTCGGTGTCGTTGTCGGTGCTTTCCCAGCCCTTGCGCTGCGGATTACGGCCCCGGCGCTCCACGGCCACTGGCTCATTGCGCAGCCTGCGCTGGCGTAGCAGTTTGTCAACGTGCTCAATGTGCGCGTCGAGCGTCAAGGTGTTCCACACGTTTTGGAGCTGGGCGCGGATGCACCGCGCAATCGCCGGGCTTGGCGCGGCTGGGGGGGTGATGGCGGCGTTCATGCTATTGCCACACACCCGTTTTCATCTGATCAGCCAGCCGCTTGGCACGCGCTGGTGTCTGGGTAGCCCACTTGCTTTGCAACATGCTCACACTGGCCCCGGCATAGTCGCCTCTCTCCACCCGGGCCAGCGTGGTGACAAACTGCAGCAGCCCATCCGTGCCCATCTGAAACGCCATGTTCAGCAGCACCCCCTGGCGCGCGGCGTCCAGCGTGGCAAACCAGGGCAGCGCCTTGTTCAGTGTGTTGATACGGTCATTGATGTCATTGCGCAGCAGGTAGGCAACCTCATCGGGCCGCAGCCCGGCGCCCTTTTTGCGGGCATCCACCAGGCGGCCCACGCCCAGCGTCCAAAACCCCAGATGGTCCTGGTAAACCGTGCTGCGCTCACCCTCATCCCGGCGCAGTTGAGCGGTCAGTTCGTCAATCATCACTCACCCCCCGTCTTTTCCTGCAACACCTCTACCCTTGTGAGCCGTGTATCCAGCCCATTGATGCGTGTGTGCAGCTCCCCGGCCACATCGGTCAGCTTATCCACCATGTCATCCAGCCGCGTGATCACCCGGCTACCCATCCAGCCGATGATGGCGGCCAGCACCCCAAACAGCCCCGCCACCAGCACCCCGGCCAGCGTCAGCACTTGTGTTTCGCTCATGACTCACTCCCAGCTGGCCACGCCAAAACAGGCAGATCGCTCTCGATGTCTGCCAGGCTGGCGGGCACCTCCCGCACCCCGGCCTGAACCTGCGCCAATATCTGGTAGGCAGCGGCCCAGGTCGCATCACGCATCGCCACACAAGCCTGACCCTCGGCCAAGAACTTGGGCACCGTGCTGGTGGCGTAGGTGCAGGCGGACAGAATGCCGTCGTAATTGCGCATGCGGGCAAAGTCGTCCAAGCGCTGCTGAATCAGCCCAATAAACACGGCGGTGAGCTGCTCAGGCGTCATGGCTAGCTCAGGTTCAGGCACTGGCTGCGGCGCATCCTCCAGCACCCAGGTCACGCCATCAGCCGCAAGCACATTGCGCTTGCCTTCGGGTGTATTGCCCTCGGGGTCAAGGTGTGGTGCAGCCTCAGTTGAGTCTGTCGGTGTGATGAAGTTGCCCGGCTCAAA